GAGCGTCTCCGTGAGCTTGCTGTCTCACTCTACGCTCTATTTCGTGTCTGCTGCCTGTTTATTTTCGAAGATCGACTGCATTTCGATGTCCTCTCGGTTGCGAGGCAAGGGCAGACTGATGGCCTGGAAATTTGGTGCGGGCGCCCTGGGCGTCGTCCATTGCGTCATCGCAGCTAGGAAGATCTCGCCATCCGCCCGGGTTGAATCCGCGGCCTAGCTAGGCTGTCGGATATGTCCCGTAAAGTTGCGGCATTAGCCATCGCTAGTCGAATCGCTTGGCGCTGCTCATAGCAGTGAATTTGCATTTTTTGCCTCTGATTTTGGTCCCGTCAGCGGACTCTATGTCACCACCCCTGTAGGGCTGGCCCCGCGGAAGTAGGGCACGGAATATCAGTCGATATTCTTTCAGGGGGCTTGCCATGCATGGATTCAGGAAGGGCGCCAAATCGCCCAAGGCGCAGAACTATGCCGGCGGCGGCGAGGTTCAAGGGCCAGGCACGGGCACGTCCGATGATGTGCCAGCCACGGTCCCCAATGGCAGCTATGTTATGCCGGCCGACTCCGCCGAGCAGATCGGCAGCGACAGGCTGGCAGCGATGGGCAAAGGCGCCCAGGTCGACGTGAACCTCAGCAATGGTGAGAACGTGCTGCCGCCCGAGCAGGTGCATGCCATCGGCGTCCAGGCGCTTGACGCCATGAAGGGCGCTACCCATACGCTGGCTGGGCCGGCACGCTTGGGCTTCGCTGCCCAGCCGCAGACGGGTGGCAAGCCTGAACTGTTCTTCGCCGATGGCGGCGTGGTCGATGATCCGAAGAAGCCGCGCGGCCTTACCGCCGTGCCCGCCGCGCCTGCTGTCGATCCGACGGTGGCCGCAGCGATTTCGCAGCCGGTGACGACATACCCGGCAGACCCTCGCGCATCGACGGCCAACCCAGCCGCGCCGACATCGCCGACCCCCGCGCGCGCCGCGGCGCCGGCGGCAGCACCGACGCCGGCAGCGGCCTCGCAATCGTCCTTCGGGTTCGTGCCGCAGATGCGGACGGAAGGGTCCGGCTGGCGCACGGACTCGGTGCTGCGCGGCACCGGCGACGACGTGGCCAGCCAGTGGGGCAACGGCGAATATGCGCGCGGTCTGGGCACGCTGGTTCGCGGCACAGCCGCGGTAGTGCCGGCGGCGCTCGCGGACGCCAGCGAAGACCTGTACAACGTGGCCGGCCGGCCGCTGGCGAACTTCGGTAGTGGGCTGCTTGGCCTTGACCAGCAAGCCGCTGCCGCACCGACACCCAAGGCGCCGGCGGCCAGCCCAGCCTCAACCGGGGCGCGCGCTGGTGCATCCGCGCAAGCACCTGTGCCGGCGGCCGCCGCGCAAGGCACGCCGCCGGCAGCCCCCGCGCCCGCGCAGGCGGGCAATGGCTTCTCTCCGACCGGCGTTGCTGGCGTCGTGGGACGGCGCGAGGCGAACGGCACATATGCGTTCACGAACGATGCAAACACCGTCGCGGGCGCAGCGGGCGGCAACCTGGGATTCAAGGGCGCCGGAGGGACCGTCAGCACGGTACCTGCCCTGGCCGCCAGCGTGCCCAGCACTGGCGCCGGCTTTGCGCCGGAAGGATTCCCCGCGTACTTCGAAGCTGGCCGCAGTGACGACGCGCGCACCAGGGCGCTGGCCGCCGCATCGACGCCCTATCGCGGTTCCCCGAATGGCCAGCTCACTGCCAGCCAACTGCGGGTGCTGGCCGGCCTGCAGGAGAACGACGACAGGACCGCACTCGCCCGCGAGCAAAACGTCTCGGGCATCGCGCGTGAGCAGATCCAGCAGCAGGGCGCCAACCAGCGCGCCGTGGTGCAGGAGATGGGCCAGAACGCTCGTTTCGCTGCCAGCAACGCGCTGGATCAGCAGCGCACCGCGTCCGACGTCGAAGCGCGCGGCTTCCAGACCCGCAGCGCCCAACGCATGGAGAAGCTGTACCAGCAATACGACGCGGCAAAGCCGGAAGAGCGCAGCGCCATCGCCGAGCAGATCCGGGTGCTGACGGGCAAGGAAGCGCCGAATCGCTTCACGGTCGTGCCCGGTGGCCAGGAATACGACCCGCAGGCCATGTCGGTGGTCACCCGTCCGTCGCGCGTGCTCAACAACCAGACCGGTCAATTCATGGACCAGTCGACTGCTGCGGCGGCCCCGGGGGCTCCGCAGATCGGCAGCGTGCGCGGTGGCTACAAGTTCAAGGGCGGTAGTCCTGCCGAACAGAAGAATTGGGAGAAGGTTTAATGTCCGATCCGAAGCCGTGGGAAGACTTTGCGCAACAACCGGCCGGTAGCGGCGCACCGAAGGCAGCACCAAAGCCTTGGGAAGAATTCGGCGGTACCACGCAGCCGGAAGGAAAGGGCGTGCTGGGCCATGTTCGCGACTTCGGTCTGTCCGTTGCTCAGGGTGTTGTAGGTGTTCCCGAAGCGGCCGTCGGCCTTGCCGACATCGCCACCGGCGGCCAGGTCGGCAAGTTCCTGGAGAACCAAGACGGCGCCATCGGCTTCCGGCCCAAGCAGACGCGGGAGTTCCTTGGCTCGCTGATGACGGACGCGTCCAAGCAACAGCAGCAGGAATTCCAGGATGCCGACGGCGTGATCGACAAAACCAAGGTCGCGCTCTCGAATCCGTCTCTCATCACCAACGCCGTTGGCCAATCCCTGCCGCTGATGGGGGCGGGTGGTGTCGCCGGCCGTGCCGTGAGCATGATTCCGCGGATTGGCGGCGCGGTGGCGGGCGCCGTAGGCGAAGGCATCGCCGGCGCGGGCTCTGCCGCGGAGCAGATCCGCCAAGAGACCGACGACGGTCTGCTGACTGGCAAGCAGGCTGGGCTCGCCACCGCCTCCGGCGCCAGCACCGTGCTGTTCGGTGCGGTGGCCGGGAAGGCGGCGCAACGCTTGGGCATCGGCGATATCGATACCCTGCTGGCCACCGGCGGCCCATCTGCCGTGGCGGCCACCGCGCGCACGGCTTCCAAGAGCCTGCCGCGCAAGGCGCAGGAGGGTGCGATCTCCGAGGGCTTCCTGGAAGAACTGCCGCAATCGCTATCCGAACAGGTGTTGCAGAACCTGGCACTGGACAAGCCGTGGACCGAAGGTCTCAGCGACCAGGCTGTGATGGGCGTGCTGTCCGGCGGCCTGATGGGCGGCATCGCCGGCCCGATTCACGCCAGCAGCCCCGAGGCAAAGGCGGCGCCGACGTTGACGCCCGCCCAAAACGAGCAGCAGCGACCCGTTGCTTTGCTGCCGCCGCCCGTCTACGACGTCGGCACCGACGGCGTGGTACGGACTACCGAGGACCGGAACACCGCGCTGGATCGTGCCCGCCGCGGCGAATTCACCGACGTCACGCCGACGCCGGCGGAGCAGCCAATTGCCGAGCCAGCGCCGCTGCAGCTACCTGCACCGGTCTACCAGGCCGGCGCGGATGGCGTCGTGCGCACGACTACCGATCTCAATAACGCCACGCAGGCCGATGCGCAGGCGCGCGCAGATCGCCTAGATCGAATTCGTCGCGGCGAAGTGCTCGACGTGACGCCGATCGAGGGGGCGCCCACTGCGTCCGAGCAGATGGGCCTCAACCCGGCTGTCGGGCCGATGTCCGCCGCGGCAGCGCTTGCGGTCGACAACGGCGCGAGCCAGCACATGGCGCAGCAGGCGGCGCTGCAGCAGGCTGCCGGCGTTGCGCAGCAACAGGACAAGGGCACGAAGGGCAAGCAGGTCGATCCCGAAACCGGTGAGATCACCGGCGCTCAAGGCAGCCTGCTGGCCAACGATCCGGCCACCGAATTGCAGGGCCGCCTGCACTTCATCCAGCAGACCGCTCGCGCCAATGGTTGGGACATGCGCCTGGTCGCCGAGCGCGACCGCGTGCAGGCTGAACTGGCAAAGCTACAGCCCCAGCAGGAGCAGCAGGCTCAGCCGTTGGCCGTCTCGCAACAGGCGCCGATCAGAACGCAGGAAGGTGCCCGGCAGGCTTCGGCCACGCCCGCGGCAGACATCAACGCAACACCAAGCGTGCCGACCCAGGAGGCAGCACATGCGGGCGAACCCCAGCAGCAACCGCAAGCAGCGCCGCAACCTGAAGCTGCTGCGGCGCAACCGCAACCAGCACCTGCCGCGGCCACGCCTGCCGCTATTCCTCAGGCCGATTCGAAACCGGACAATCTGAAGGACGCCATCGCCGAGGTGCGCCGAGCCAAGGCCGCCCAGCAGCCTGCCAGCCAGGTTGCGGCGCCGCGTCAGGGTAGGGTCGGCGACAAACTCGCATCCGGCGAGACGGTGCTGACAAGCTCGGGCCGACAGACCACGCCGTTCCCGAAGGTGAGCCTTGGCACGAATCGCAAGGCGTCGGGCACCATCAAGGCGGGCGATCAGTGGCTGATGCAGAACGCCCTGGACGAGGCACGATCGCGTGGCGACGACTTCAACGCGCGGCAGTTCGAGGCTAGCCTGGCGAGGCCGCAGCAGGCGGACAAGGACTCCGCCGAGGAATACCTGTTTGGTGCACAGCCATTCGTTCGTCCCAAGGCGCTCAAGCCGCTGGCGCCGCAGAGCCCCGTGTCGGCGCAGATCGAGGCCGCTGCGCACGAGGCTGCCACAAGCCCGCTGAACAATCGGCCGGAGCCGACCGTGGCCCAGAAGGAAGCGGGCAACTATGCTAAGGGCCATGTCCGCGTGCAGGGCATGGACATCACGGTGGAGAACCCGCGCGGCTCAGATCGCACGGGCACGCGCCCGGACGGCACCGAGTGGCGCCACACCATGAGCGACCACTACGGGTACATCAAGCGCACGGAGGGCGCGGACGGCGAGCAGGTCGACGCCTATATCGGGCCCGATCCCGAATCGCGCAGTGTGTTCGTTGTGGACCAGCTTGACCAGCAGTCCGGCGGCTTCGATGAGCACAAGGTGATGCTTGGCTTTGACCAGGAATCCGACGCTGTCACGGCCTATCGGTCCAATTTCGATGCCGACTGGAAGGTCGGACCTGTCCGTGCAATGAGCATGGACGAGTTCAAATCGTGGCTGAAGAACGGCGACACGCGTGCGCCGGCGACCGATGACGCTGCCGAGTCCGCGGCCAAGGCGCCGGCGGTCCAGAAGGCAAAGCCGGCCCGAGGCGTACTGGCGAAGAACGGGGTGACTAGGGAACGGCGCGAACGGGTAGCAGCGTCGGATGCACGCGACTCGAATTCTGGTCCAGTTGAGAGTGCCGCTCGGAAACGCGAAAAGTCAGTGCCTGCATCGACGGCACGCGGTGATACAGATCCATCCGTGCAATTCTCCTTTGCCGGCCAGAAGGCTCATGGTGCGGACTTGCACGCGCTAGTCGCCGCACAGCAGCGACTTGCAGTAGGGGAAGACGCGGAGACGGTCCGCCGCGAAACGGGCTGGCACCTTGAAATCGACGGAAAATGGCGCTTCGAGATCAGTGACCACCTGGCCAGCATTGCAATACCGGGCAAGTCGGCACGCACGGTGTTAGGGGTGGCTCGCGCGAACGCAGAGAGCGCCGGGCGGAGTCGCCCAACTATCGGCGATGTCCTAGTCCATCCACGCTTGTTTGCAGCGTATCCCCGATTGGCGCGCATTCCCATCATGCTGATGCCGTCCAACGCGACGGCTGATGCGCGTATTCGACATCTGGCCACCGGCCCAGTGGTTGAAGTCCAGCCAGGCATGCAGCGCGACATGCTCGCGTCCGCGATCCTTCACGAGTTGCAGCACGAGATCCAACACGCCGAAGGCTTCGCCAAGGGTGGCTCAGTCGATCGGTTCACCAGTGACTTCGACAAGACTGGCGCCGTGACGTACCACCGCCTGGCCGGTGAGGTGGAGGCGCGCAACACGCAGGCGCGTATGCGCATGACGCCGCGCCAGCGTCTGGAAATCTCGCCCGAGGAATCGGCGGATGTTCGGGCGAGCCGTGTGCTGGTGACCTTCAACGGCCGCGACATTGTCGACGGCGAACTGCCTCAAAACATCATCGGCCAGCCGCTGATGGACGCGCAGAAATTGGTACGCGCCTTCGATTTGCAGTTTCCGCAGCTTGGTAAGGCGGTGCGCACGATGCTGGAGCGCGGTCGGCGAGGCATGCGTGGAGGCGTCGTCATGATCGACAACAATGATCCGCTGCAGATCGCCCATGCCTACGCCACCAAGACGGGCACCGCGCTGACCAAGGCCATCCAACTGTTCGAAGATGGCGGGCTGATCAACGGCTTCTACGATGCCAAGTCCGGCCTTACATTCCTGGTCGGGCCAAACCTCGACCCGATCACGGCGCCGGCAGTCCTGCTGCACGAAATGACGCACGGCCAGCAGCGCAAGAAGCTGGACCAACATGCTGTCGACATGCTGAGCAAGCGCGCGGGCGTGCGGGACCGATCGCTGCGTGAGTTTCTTGACCGCGCTGCCAGCCGGATGGCGGCCGCTGGTGAGGAAGGCAACAACCGGGAAGCGGCCGCCTACATCGTTGAGCAGGCGGTTATCGAAGGGCGCAGCCAGGGCTTTGCCTTCGCTGACAGCCGGTTTCTGGCGTGGGTCGACCAGACTATCGGCCAGCGCGTCGGCGACCTGCTGCGCAGCTTCCTGGTCACCGTCCGTCAGTGGATGCTGCGGAATGGTGTGGGCCTGCGCCAGATTAGCGTTGACGATCTGGTGGGATATGCGATGGTCGGCATGGAGCGCGCGGCGCGCGGCGACATGCGCGGCGAAGGCGTGGCCCTGAGCCAAGACGATGCCCGCAAGGCACGAGTACTGCAGGGTGCGCCGGTGGCGGTCCTGTCCGGGAAGGAAGCGCCGATAGGCTTTGCGGCCGTGCGCGAATGGGCAACGAATCTGTTCAAGGCACAGGGTGGCCAGGCAGTGAACCCGGATCTGGGCGAGGTGGTGCTAGACGGCCGCGCGGTGCGCGATTCCATGGCGCAGGGCAAAGCCAGCCCGTACAAGTTCGCCGCCTTCGCCGCCGTCAAGGACGTGCTGGAGCGCGGCGCGCTGGTACATCAGGCGCAGTACCACAAGGGGGAAAGTTTCTACGTGTCGGCACCGGTGGTGATCGACGGGAAGGACGACATTGTGACCGTCCTGGTGCGGCGCGATTCGAATATGCAGCGCATGTATCTGCATTCCGTGGCCACAAAAGAATATCTCCTGAAAAGTCGAGTATCCGGCGCTGATACCACACGGGTAACGCAGCCTTCCGGCTCGTCCAATTCAGGAGACGTGCTCAGTGTACTCCACCGGTTGCTGAATACAAGGATGGGTGTCGAATCGGACACTCGGCCGCAGTTCAGCCGTGCCGGGATGCGGGAAATGGCGGGCCGGACCATCCAGGAACTGAACAAAACCTTCAGCGCGCCGGGCGGCCTGTCCTGGTGGCACAAGACGATCGGCACGATGTACAACCTCGCGCAGCGCTCGCCCGCCTTCCGGCCGGTGTTCGAATCGGCCCAAGGCTTCATTGACGACGTTTCGCACTACGCCAACGATGCCGCCGACATGGCGCCGAAGCTGCTGCCGAAGCTGGATACCTGGCGCGATATCGCCAAGGCGCCGGTCAGTGCCTCGGACAACAAGGCGGTGGCCGCCCCGGTTTTCGAAGGAACGCTGTTGTGGACGCGCGACACGTCGGGCAAGCCGGCGCGCGTCGCCGACCTGGCCGAAGCAGCCGCGCGGCTGAGCACGGAGGACAAGGCCGCCATCCTGCTGGAGCAGGGCAAGATTCCCGAGGGGATGCTGCGCGCCTGGCGCGGCCATTCGGAGGAACAGTTTGCGCGGCTGATCGACAGCCGCTTCGAATCGCAGTTGTTGAAGGCCGGCATTGTCTGGACTGACGCCGAACTGCGCAGCCATTTCAAGTTGAGCGATGCGCAGGTGGCGCTGTACCACGAGTTCCGCGCCGCGACCGATCGCAGCCTTGACACCATGGCTCGGGCGGACATGCTCCGCTACGCCGGCGATGACGCGAAAGAGTTGCGCGATCGGGTAATGGACGCGCGCGATGTCCGGGCGGCCGCCGTGATCCTGCGTGACCACCTGGCCGAAATGGCAGACGCCCGCCCAGACCGCGCAAAGCACCTGATGGAACTGGCCCACGGGGTGATGGACCGGGCCGAGAAGGTGACCCAACTGCAGGCGGAGGGCTACGCACCACTGTCCCGGTTCGGCAAATACACCGTCGACGTGGTCGATCAGGCCGGCGAGCGCCAGTACTTTGGCCTGTTCGAGACGCGGCGCGAGGCGAATCAGATGGCCGAGCAGATGCGCGGCGCCTTCCCCGATGCTGCCGTCAACCAGGGCACGCTGTCGGAAGAGAGCTACAAGCTGTTCGCCGGCATCACGCCGGAGACGCTTGAGCTTTTCGGGAACGCGCTGGGGTTCGATTCGCAGGGCGACAGCGAACGAGACCAGGCCTTCCAGGAATACTTGCGCCTGACCAAGACGAATCGCAGCGCCATGCGCCGGCTGATCCACCGAAAGGGCATTGCTGGCTACAGCGAGGACGTGGGCCGCGTGCTGGCGTCTTTCATCTACAGCAACGGCCGCCAGACGGCCGCGGGCCTGCACATGGGCGATCTGTCGGAAGCCGTCGACGCGATCCCGAAGGAGCAGGGCGAACTGAAGGACGCCGCAGTGCGGCTGGCCGACTACATCAAGAACCCGCAGGAGGAAGCGCAAGCCATCCGCGGCCTGTTGTTTGCCCAGTACCTTGGTGGTTCGGTGGCGTCGGCGCTGGTCAACATGACCCAGCCGGCCGCGGTTACCTTCCCGTGGCTCAGCCAGTTCGGCGGCGCGCGCAAGGCGGCGGCCGAGCTTGGCAGGGCGGCCCGGCAGATGGCCACGAAGGGCTTCCAGTACGAGGCTGACCTAGCGCGTGCGCTGCACGACGCCGAAGAAGATGGGACGGTCAGCCCGCAGGAAGTCCACCAGCTTATGGCGCAGGCGCGCGGCAGCGGCTCGCTGCGTTCCGGTGACGGCACCCGTCTGGGCGATGCTCGCGCGCTGGGCTCCAACTCCCTGTCTCGCCTGTCTGTCGCGTGGGGCAAGCTGTTCGGCGCCGCTGAGCAGGTCAACCGCCGTGTGACGTTCATCGCGGCGTACCGTATGGCCAAGGCGCGTGATATGGCCGATCCCGCTGCGTTCGCGCATCGGGCCGTCACGGAGACACAGTTTGTCTACAGTAAGGCTTCGAAAATGCAATGGGGTCGCGGCGCTGTCGGCGGCACACTCCTTACGTTTAAGACGTATTCCATTGCATACCTCGAACTGATGAGCCGCCTTTGGAGCCAGGGCGAAGCCGGGTCGCAGGAACGGAAGGACGGCCGCAAGGCGGCGCTGCTGATGCTGGCCACGCTAATGCTGCTCGGTGGCGCCGGCGGGCTGCCATTCGCGGAAGATGCGGACGACCTGGTCGACGCCATGGCGCAGATCGCCGGCTACAACTTCTCTGCGAAGAAGGCCAAGCAGGAATTCCTGGAAAGCGTGTTTGGCCGCGATATCGCGTCCTTCATCGACAAGGGAATCACTGGCCTGCCAGGCATGCCGCTGGACGTGTCCGGCCGCCTGGGCATGGGGAACCTGATACCCGGCACCGGCCTGCTGCGAGAGAGTAACGACCACAGCCGGGATGTGCTGGAGATCGTCGGCCCGGCCGGCGACTTCGCCAGCCGCATCTTGTCCGGCGCACGCAAGGTAGTGGGCGGCGATATCGGCGGCGGGTTGCTCGACGCTGCGCCGACCGCCGTGCGCAACCTGGCCAAGGGCGCGGACATGGCGGCAACCGGCATGTACCGCGACACGAAGGGTTACAAGATGCTCGACACCAACGCACTGGAAGCGGCGCTGAAGGCCGCCGGCTTCCAGCCGTCCAGCGTGGCCACCATCCAGGAAGCCAACGGCCTGAACCAGCAGGCCAAGGCGTTCTACAACCTGCGAGCACAGGAGATCCGCGCGCTGTGGGCGCAGGGCATTTTCGAGAAGGACCAGGCGAAAGTGCAGGAAGCCCGCGACGCCGTTGCCGACTGGAACGCGAAGAACCCGGATCAGCAGATGGTCGTGCGCATGCCGGATGTCCTTCGCCGCGTGCGCGAGATGGCGAAGCCGAAGGACCAGCGCATTGCCGATACAGCGCCGAAGGCGATGCGTCAGCAGATGCGGGAGGATGTTGCGCGGGCGCGTGCCGATCTGTAGCGCCACCCCTGTAAGTCTTGGCCGTCGAAAGCCGATGGCCAAGACTTCGGTCCATCGACGGGGGCCAGCAGCCTCCTTACTTTGGACGGGACGGGGAGCTATGTCGGATAGAGCCGATCTTGCGATTGAAGTAGTTGGCGCCTCGATGGCCAACAAGACGACCGTGGCCGGAGCCGTCACAGGCGCTGTGGGCTGGCTGGCACAAATCAACTGGGTGGGCCTGATCGGCGTGCTGGTCGCGGTTCTCGGTCTGGCCGCCAACATCTACTTCCAGATCCGCCGCGATCGGCGCGAAGCCGCGGAGAGTTCGGCGCGGATTGCAGCACTCAAGGGGCAATGCGATGTCGGACAGCATTCGTAAGCGCCTCGCTGTCACGGTCCTGTCCGTGAGCCTCGCCGGCATCGGCACCTGGATGAACTCGGAAGGCTTCGCTGACAAGCCGATGATCCCTACCAAGGGGGACGTGCCGACAATCGGATTCGGCTCCACCCGGTACGAGGATGGCCGGGCCGTCAAGCTGACCGACCCGCCCATCACCCGTCAGCGCGCCGAGCAGCTTGCGCGAAACCTGATGGCGAGGGACGAGCAGCAGTTTCGTGCCTCGCTGGAGGGTGTGGAGCTGTTCCAGGACGAATACGACCTCTACCTTAATTTTGTTGGCCAGTTCGGTATAGGCAACTGGCGGAAGCCAATGTCACCGCGCGCTTGGCTATTAAAGGGCGACTACGCTGGTGCGTGCCAAGCGTTGCTGAACTGGCGTTATGCGGCGGGCTACGACTGCAGCACCCTGATGAACGGAAAGCCGAATACGCGTTGCTACGGGGTGTGGACCCGCCAGCTTGAGCGCAATCACAAATGCATGGAGGCTCAATGAACGCAAGGCTCTGCCTGTTCGCTTTGATCAGCATGCTGCTCTGCTACGTCGGCGGCCGGTGGCAGCAGTCGGCCGCCGATGCGGCCACGTACGAAGCCGAGCGGACGAAAGAAGCGCTGTCGGCCGTCGTCGATCAGATGAAGGCCATCGATCGTATCCGCGATGAAGAGCAACGCCGCACGGCGGCACAAACGGAGATTGCTAATGTTGCCAAAGAGGATGCCGACACGGCACGCGCTGACGCTCGCGCCGCTGGCGATGCTGCTGACCGGTTGCGGCAGCGTGTCGACCAGCTACTTGCCGCCGCCCGATCCACCAAAGATTCCGGCGTTGCCGGCGGTGGCCAGGGCAAGCCAAGTGGAGACCCCCTCGATGTGCTTGTCGACGTGCTCGGCAGGTCTGACAAAACTTCGGGAATCCTGGCTGACTACGCCGACCAGCTCAAGGTAGCCGGGCTGGCCTGTGAGAGGTCCTACGATTCCTTGATCTCATTGAGTGGGGAAAAAGAAGGCGAGGCAGGCAGGGAGCCGCCTCGCCGATGAACGCTGGAATTGGGTACCTCTCAGCGAAGCCATGTTATCGGCCGCGTGGGATTGGACTGTAGGTGTTTCAGGATTCGGCGCGTACGGCTTTGCCAGAAGCTTGGAGTCTCTGCACGATGCCGTACGCATCGAGTGCACAAAATCCCTTTTGCAGCAGCTGCGCGAGCACCGTTGGTGGGTCGATGCCGGGCATGGGCGTGTCCAATGTCAGTTCAGTAGCCGCTTCGTCGCATGGCACGCCAAGCCATTGGCGCACCTCGGGCGGACAATCAAGGAGAGTTTTGCCGGCCGGGAGCATGAGTGCTCGGGTACCGTTGCGGAACAGGACGATGAACAT